GAAAAAAATATAGTAAAAAGTTTCGTTTTAAAAAAAGAAGGAAAAGATAAAAAAAACAGAACATTATTATTTAAAATGTTATTAAAAAAGAAGTTTAAAGTATGGCACGATGAATTAAGAAAAGCAATATCGGTTGTTTTAATATGAAAATATTCCAATTTACAGGTTAAAGAGATTATTTTAAACAATTTAGACCAAATAATGGAAAAATATGAAAAAGAATGGAGATTAAATAAGATACCTGAAGAAGTTATAGTAAAATTTAATGAGTGGCATAATGTTCATGTACAACCGTTTATAAAAGGAGTTGAAAGTTTATGTGAAGGGCAGAGTTTTTCATCAAAAAAAGAATTACTGAATGCCATTTTATGTAATTATAAGGCACTTTTATATATCACAATATCGGATGCTGAAAAAACATTAGTCTGATTAAATTGAGAATTAAGTTGAAAGACTTTTAACTACAAATGACAAAGATTAATAATAGAATAAAAAAAACTATATTGTTTTTTTAAAAAAGGAGTATAGTGTTATTATAATAATTAACAAAAAAAAGAATGAAATTCAATGAACTTGAAAAAAAGGGGATAGAAGGTTTCTTAAAAGGATTAACAGTAAAGAGTGTTTCTTATGATAATGAAGACACATTTAAAGTTATTGCTTCTACTGGAAAAAAAGATAGAGACTGAGAGGTTTTAGATTCTAAATGATGGGATTTTGATGATTATTTAAATAATCCTGTTATTGTAGCAAATCACGATTATAAGGTAGAAAATATTGTTTGAAAAGCGACTTCTATATATATGGAAAATAACAAATTAATTGTTGAATGAGTTTTTTCTAAAACAGAAAAAGGAATAATGTTTAATAAGTTATATAATGAATGATTTTTAAAAGGAGTTAGTGTTTGATATATTACAAAAGAAATAGATCCTTTAAATTCAAGTGTTATCTTAAAACAAGAATTAATAGAATTAAGTTTTGTTGCAGTTCCATGTAATCCTGAGGCTATAAGTTTGGATAAAAAAGATTTAGAAAAATATACAAAAGAAGGATGATTAAGGATAAACACTACTGAGGAATTAGATGATAAGAAAAAAGAAGAAGAAAAAGAAGAAGGTGAAAAGGAAAGTGATATAATAATTAAAAAGTTAGAAAAAGTTTCTAATGCTTTAAACGATATGAACGAGAAAATTCAATCCCTTGAAAAATCCCAAGAGGAACAAAAGGAAAATACTGAAACTCGTGATGTTAAAGTTGATGAAAACATAGAGGAAATTATAAAAAAATCTATAAAAGAAACTTTCGGAACAATTTAATTGTAAAAATAATATTAATAATTAATAATTAAAAAATGGAAACAAAACAAATTAACGAAATTGTAAAAACAATGGAAAAAAGTTTATCTCCTGAGATAGAAAAAGCCGTTGAAAAAAAATTCATTGAAGCAAAATGAAAAATTACTGAGAATGAGAAAACTATTGAAGCATTGTCAAAAGAGGTAGAGGTTTTAAAAGAAGCAAAAAAAAGTTTTACATCTAAAAAGGAAATCGCTGATAATTACCAAAATACTATTTGTGATGTTGTAAGAGAGGTTTCTTTAAAAGGATTAACTTTTGAACAAGCAAAAGTAAAAGCTTTTAACGAAGGAACAGATTGAGAAGGTGCAGAGTTTGTATTTGACCAATTTGAAAAAGATGTTTTAAATGTTGTAAATGAAGAAACTCTTTTAAAAGAAGTTAAATTATATACAACTCCATGAGATAACTTAAAATTACCTAAATACACAAACGGTGTAATTACAACTTTTGAAGCAGAAGGTAATTGAGCAACTGCATCCCAAGGTTCAACAGGATTTGTTCGTATTGATATTAAAAGAGCAGTGTCTTCAGTAAATATCACAGAGGAAGTTTTAAGAGATGCTATGACTTGACCTGACTTATACGAATTAATTGTAAGAGATATTGGTGAATCACAATCTGAGTTTTTAGTAAATCAAATTCTAAATTGAGATGGAACAGGAGAGAATTTTATGGGAATCTTAAATCATCCTTTAGTTGGAAAAGTTCAATTACCTACAGGTTCTGTAAGTGCAAGAGACTTTTTAACTGATAATGATATAACTGATATAGTTGTAAGAGCCAAAAGAAAATTCAAAAAGAATAAAAAGAATTTAGCATTTGTTATGTCAGAATATATTTGTTGAGTTTTAATGAATATTACAACAACTGCAGGAGCATACTTATACCCAGAGTTAAGAAGAGAAACACCAACATTAAGAGGAAGAAAGGTAATTTTATCTGATTTCGCACCAATGCAAGATTGAACAGAAGATTTACCTAATTCACCTTTTCTTATCTTTGGTGATATGAAGTACTTCGCATTAGCAAAAAATCAAGGATTAGAAATTGATACTTGATATATTAATGATAACTTCAATAATGGTATTAAAACTATTAGAGCAAAACAAAGAATAGGTTGAGAACTTACATTCCCTGAAGCATTTACTGTTTGAGTAACAGCGGCGTCGTAGTTTTTAATAATAAGAAGATAAAAACAAAAAGATAAAAATACGAGGGATGGGAAAACCTCCCTTCCCTCGTTTTATAATAATATAATAACATAATCATGGAGACACCCAAAGTTATAAGTATAAAATTAACAAAAAGATTGCATGATCATTTAGTTTGAGAAATTGTTAGACTTAATGTAAATGTTTATAATCAATCTTATGTAAGTTATTGAAAAATTGTTACAGAAAAAGAGGCAGACACCTTTTTCAAAAATACACAAGCAATTTCTTTTATAGAGAAAATTAAAAATAGTTCAATCTTAACAGGAGATAAAATTGTAAAAGTAAAAGAAGTAAAATGTGAAGACTGTAAAATTGAAAAGAAACCAATTAAGAAGAAAAAGAAAAAGAAAGGAAAAAGAAAGGAAAAAGAAAGGAAAAAAATAAGAAAAGAAAATTAACTTTTAAAAATGATAACATTAGAGGATTTAAAAATATATTTAGGAATAGAGTTAGCAGATACAAGTGAAGATATAAGACTTCAAATGTTTATTGACTGAAATACTGTTTTTATTGAAAACTACTGTAATAGAATTTTTACCGTAAAAGATAATATTGAAGTTTTTGATTGACATGGAGAAAGAATTCTTTTTTCAAAAAACTTCCCAATTAATTCTATTACAAGTGTAAAAGTTAGAGAGAGCACTGATTTTACAGAATGATTTACAGAAACAATTGAAGAAAAGGATTATACTTTTAAAAAGGAATGATCTATTTTCTTCAATTACAATCTTCCAAGATGATTTAATGTTTGAGAAATAAGATATAATTCTTGATATTCTGACAATGATATTCCAAAAGATATTAAATTATGTTTAAAAAGAATTTGTGAAGTTGATTTCTTAACTGTAAAATGAAAAGGAATTATAGAAGAAAAGGTTGATTGAACTTGAGTAAAATTTGAAAGTAATAAAAATGAAAAAGAAAATATTGTAAAATTATTATCTAAGTATAAGAGACTTAATGTATAATACAAATTATTTTACAGATGAAGCAGAAGTTTTTAGAGAAGTTTTTTCTTGAAACAAATCTCAATACTGAACAACTTGAAATAAGTTTTTTTGATATTTGAAAAGTAAAAGTGATATAGAAACACAACAAATAGGAAATTCATTATGAAAGTATTATAATTTTACAACTTCCAATACTGCTGATATAAAACAATGAGATATTCTTTTAATTAATTGACTTGAATATAATGTTAAGGAAACTTGACTAAAATTATGAATGATAGTAAAATACCTTTACTGTATTTTAGATAGAAAAAATTAAATTGTAAAATGACAGAATTAAGTGTAAAATTAGAGGATACAAAAGTATTAGATCGTTTACTTAAAATAAGTAGAACTCAATTAATTGAGAAAACAATTAATAAGGGGATTAAAAAATCAATGTATGTAGTTTTATGAGATGTTTTAAGAAGAGTTCCTGTTGATACTTGAAAATTAAAAAGAAGCCACGAAGTTTTTTTCTGAAACTTGTATGGAGAAATTTTCACAAGAGTAGAGTATGCAGAAAAAGTTCATCAATGAATTTGACAAAGAAGCCAACCATGGTTAAAAAATTCAATGAAGAATAGTAAATGAAGAATAGAAGCGATATTTTGAGAAAAAATAGATTACTTAATTAAAAGAATGTAATGACAAAACTAAAAGATATTAGACTAAAAGTGATGGAAAAGTTAAATACTTTAAAATGAGTATGAAAACCTTTTGATTTCATTTACAATTATCACACTTTGGAAGGAGAAGGATTCCCGTATGTTTCTTTTGAACCATTTCAATTAAATCAAGATATACAAGATACTCAAAATAATAAAAGAAGTTATCTTTTTGATGTTTTTATTTACCAAGAAATGAATAATAGAACAAGGGAAGAAGCATTAAATATTTTAATTGATTGCTTTGAAGAGGTTATAGATCTTTTTGACACTGATTTTACATTATGATGAAGTGTTATTCAAGTAATCCCAGTATTTTGAGAGTTTGCGGCTGTAGAACATTGAAAATGAAAAATAATGTTTTCAAATCTACAATTAAATATAGAAGTTTTAAAAAATATAACAAATTAAAAAATGAACATTATACAAAAAATATTTTGAACAAATGAATGAAAAAAGTGATTTGATAATTTCATAAGTTCAGAACAATCTCGATCTTGATTTCACTCAATTTACTCTTCAGCAATACAAGGGAAAAGTGCTTATATTTGACTTTACAGATGATGGGTATATTCTGCAGTAACAAAAGTTAGTGAATCAACTTCTTGATTACCACTTCAAGTTTTAAATAAAGAAAGAAAAAAAACACATGATAAGGATTTAAAACTTATGACACATAAACTAATTGAAAATGTTATTTCTTATTTAAAATTAACTTGAACCGCTTATATTAGAAAAATAAGGTTATGATGAATGATTGTTAGACTTGAAGTTTTAAGAACTGATAGTGTTATAATTGAATATGAAGGTGATAATAAAACTCCAAAATGTTTTAGATATACTTTAAAGGGATCTCAAGAGGAATTATTACCAAGTGATATTTTAATTATTTCTGATTTCAACCCTTTACTTCCTGATAAGTGGAATGTGAGATGATATTGAGTTTTAAATTCAATTATTGAACAATTAGGAATAGAAAAAAGCATATTACAATGGAATAGAGATTTCTTTGATAATGATGGAACACCATGACTTACTTTTTCTACCGAAGATGATGTTTCGCCTGAACAACAAAAAAAGTATATTGATAGTTGGAAACAAAATTTTACTTGAGCATGAAATAAACACAAGGTTGCTTTTTTAGATAAGTGAATGAAAATGGGCAATTTAAGTCCAATTCAAAAAGATGTTGATTTTGTAGAACAAAGAAAATTTACAAAAGATGAAATTTTATCTGCATTTTGAGTTCCACAAGCATTATTATGATTAGCCTCGTGAGTAAATGTTTGAAATGTAAAAGCATTTGAAGAGATTTTTTACAAAAACACAATCTTCCCATTATGTAGAAAAATTGAGGAAGCAATTAATAGCGATTCTGATCTGTTTAAAAGATGAAGTTTTAGATTTGTAAAAGACTTTGTTTTAGATATGGACGAATTAAGAGCCGATTATTTAGCATGACTTTTAACATTAAATGAAGTTAGAGCAAAAAAAGGATTACCTGAAATAGAAAACTGAAATGTTGTCTTTTCAAAACCCCAAGCAGTAGAAACTGAAATTCATAAACAAGAAAATGAAAAAGTTCCTGATTGAAAAAGAAAAGATGAAAAATAATACTCATAAGAGGCGATTAGAGAGGAGTTAGGTTTTAAATGATACAATGTTAGCAAAACTCTTCTAAAATCAAATGTAGTGTAAAAAGAAATGATTTCGCAGTATAATTAATTACAAAATAAAAGACACCTAATAGATAAGTGTCTTTTTTTAAAATGTTCTATTATGTTTAGATAGAATTATTATTCGTCTAAATCTTTTTCCTGAATAATTACAATTCTTCTTTTATCTACAATTATATCGTTTATATCTCTTTGCTCATCCCCAGTTCTCACTTCAACATAATAATCTTGATTATATCAACTTAAAATTTCTATTATATCTTTTACTTTCATTTTTATATTATTAATTGTTAAAGTTTTACTGTTTTAATTCCTTTAGTCTACATTTTTGTATACTAAAAGAAAAATTTTTACTCATCTTCTCTTTCTCAGAATTTTCTTATGAAATCTGAATTTTCACTTTGTTCTTGATCAAAATACTGTCTTGAATGAAACTCTGATTTTTTTCCTAAATTATATTGACTCACTGGTCTATGATACCCCATAACTCTTGTCCAAACCTCAACAGGTTGTCTTTTTATCTCTATTCAATTTCTATCTAAGAATACTTTACATTCTTTTCTTTTCACTTGCTCCTTTCTTCTTTTTGAAATATGTTTTTCTTTTTCCATGATATTTTTTATTAAATTATTTTTATTCTCCCCTTTTTTTAATTACAATCCTATAATATGTTTGTCTATCACATCCTTCAAGTGTATGTCTGTGTTTTATTTTTCTTCAAGACTCGTTTATCATTTTAAACTTCCTTACACAACTAACAATATCAAACTGTTTCGGATTCGCTTTCATTATAATTGTTATGGGCACTCCCATCAATCAATCATAATCCTTAGGAATATCTTTTAGTTTATCCACATTGATAATATCAAGTTGCTCAAACTTAAAATAATCATTCTCATTATACTCTTTTGTCAAAACTAAAAAAGGTCTCTCATACTCGTATTCCAAATTTGTAAACCAACAAGTCTTCACTGATTTTAATTGCTGTGTTTTTTTATGATAAAACTCTTTAGGTTCTGTTGCTCCAATTTTAATTTCCTTACTAAGTATATGATTAAAGACCTTCTTATACCCAAAAGCACACACACCCCCAATAACTAAAAACTTCTTTTTATACTCCATTAACAAATCTATATATACTCTAAACAAAGAAAATGGTGGATTAGTTATAACCAAGTCAGCCTCTTTTAATAATTCTATACATTCTTTACTATTAAAACTTCAATCCCCGTCAAGTTTAGTCTTCTCTATAACAATTATTCCGTCTTTTAAAAATGCAACCGTCTTACAAGCATCTTCCCCTTCTATATTATAATTACTTGATATAAGTTTTTTAAGTCAAATCTTTTCAAAGTTATCAATAAAATAACACCAAAACTCCGACCAATCAGAATTATCACAATTACAATATACAGTTTTACCTTTTAACTCCGAATGATAATATTTTAATTCTTCTTCTACATTTTTATAAGGTGTATAAAACTCGTCATCTTTTACTTTCTTTGCCCTGTTAAGGTAAATATTTCTTTTCTTCATTTTTAATAATTAAATTATATTATCTTGTCCTTATCTTAAATCAGATTGGCTCATAAGATTGTTTTTTAGGTTCTTTACAAGTAATACTAATCTTTCAATCTTTTGTAACTACATTTTTTATTTTTTTCAGTTTTCAATTAATTGAAATTTCTATATCAAATCCTTGATTTAAAACTAAAAGTTTATTTTTAAGTTGTTTTACTTTCATTTTTCATTATTAATTGTTATATAGAGGAGTTCACCCGCACAAGCGAACCCCAGTTAACTCTTATTAAAAACAATTTCATTTAATAAGATTTTATCGTATATCTTTTTTAAAATATGAACACTTAAATCTAAAACAACAGATAATTTCATTCTTACAGTCCATCAATTTAAAAACTCTATTTTTTCTTTCTTTTCTAATTCCTTATTAATTTCTTTAATAAACGAACTTAAAACTCAAGTCCCAAATTCCTCTTCCCAAGTAATTAGTCAATGGATTTTAATTTTCATCGTATCCACAGAAACATTTAAGTTATTTCAGGTTGTTATTATTTCCATTTGAAAGTTATTAATTAATAATACAATTTTATTTTTTTTTCTCTGTTTTAAAAACTTTTACAAATAAAAGGAATCCTTTTTTTTCAATCTTCTCTCGATTTGTTGTTTAATATTAGCCAAAAACACTATTATATTTTCCTTTACTTTTTCATTACATCAACTTTCTTTTATCCTTTTTTTGTATTCTTTTTCGATCTTTTTAAATTTAGAGTAAAAAATTTCCCTTATTTCTTTAAGACTAACATAATTTAATTTCTCATCTGAAAAAGTAGAAATCTCCTCTTCAATTAATGAAAGTAATCTCACAATCATTCTTCTCTTTTCCTCTTTTTGTTTTAAAAATCAAAAGAAAAGAAGTCAACAATTTTTAAAAGGATCTTCTTCTTCTTTACTTTTTTTAATCCAATGATGAATAACATTTTCTTTTATTTTCAACCTTTTTGAAATTTCTGAAACTGGCATTCAACCTTCCCTTTTTCTGATCATCTCTTTTACCTCACTATATGTTGTGTTTTTTGACATCTTTAATTAGTTAATTGATTTTTTGATATTTTTCTTGATATTTTTCATTATTTCTTTTCTTATAATTCTTTTAAGTTTTTCTTTTTCAATCATAACTTTCACTGAAGTTAAACCCAAAGAAGGAGATTTTTCTGATAAAAACGAGTTCCTAAATCAAATATTTCCTCTTCTTGAACACTGAACTTCCAAAAACTTATCTCTAAACCTTTTAATTTTCTTATAATTCTCGTCATTTCAAGTGTAAAAAGAAAAAGATGAACCTTTTATTTCTAAAAAACCCTCTATCTCATTCAAAGATAAAATATCACTCTTCTTAAAAAAAAGTCCTCTTTGAATTTTTCTTTTCAACGTAAAAAGAATAGTTTGTTTTAAATAAGATATAACTGATTTTCATTTTTTAAAATCGTAATTCCCCAATCATGATCTAATTCCTTTAAAAACTGTTTCCAATACATCCCCAGACTCTTCTAAAGTTGAAAACTCCCAAGAACTCACAAAATAAAAATAATATCTTGAAATAAAATAAGTTTCTATCTCTTTTTTAATCTCTTTACCTGATTTTGAATTATATATATTCTGAAAACAAAGATTTAAAAAAATCTCTTCACTACGAATTGATTCAAAATTCACTCACAAATCCGAAATCACTCAATTCTTGATATTTTTAAACTCTTCTATTTTTTTTTCTGAAAATACCTTTAAAAGAATTTTAAACCTTCAATGAAAATAATCCAAATCATTAAACATCTCTTGAACATATGTTTCTTTTTTTTCTTTTACATTAGAAAAAATATTTTTATAATTTTCCTTATTATATTTTAATTGATTTTCTAAACATTCTAAAATCTTCTTTCTAAAAAACAAACTACTATAAAACTTTTTCTCCTCTATATTTTTCATGGTTTATTATTATTATTATTATTCAAAAGGCATGGTTATTACAACCATACCTTTTATTATACTATAACCAAATTCTTCTGAAATCTTCATCATAGTAATGTCAACTTGTCGGATTCTTATAAACTTTCATCACAATACTCTTTTTTACCACATCTTTCTCAAATTCAGAAAAATATTCTTTAAAAACCTTTGTTAATTCGTGGACTGTTAATTCATCTGTTTCTGTATTTTTTAAAAGAAAATCTAATTCATCTGGCATTCTCTCATCTCTTAGTCAATCTTTTAAATATGCTAAAAAAACACCACCTTTTTCTTGTTCATTAAATCTAAAAAGGTATCCATTAGAATTATTAGAAAATAAAACAGTATTAATTATAAACTCCTTTAAAACAAGATCCATTCAAAATCCATTAATATTTTCCATTAACATTATTTCTTCCAATTCTTCTTTTTCATTAATTGAGTCCATTGGTACTCATTCTTTTTCCATTTTATCTTGCAATGTTTTAACTTTTTTAAAAAGACAATCTAATTTTCTATTAATTTCTCTTAATTTTAACTTTTCCTCTCTTTTTTTTAACTTATTTAACTTAACTTGTACTTTTTCTAATGTTTCCATTTTTTAATTGTTAATGAATAATATAATTTTATTTTTTTTTCTCTGTTTTTTTGAGTTTTACAAAAAGACATATTTTTTTTATAAACACTAATAATTTTCGTAAGTAAAAGATCATTTTTGATAATAATAACACTATCAAAAACACAATTCCACTAAAAGATAAAAAGAGTATCCAGTCTATCGTATTTTTTGTTTCCATATTTTCTTTAATTAAATTTTATTTTACTATAATTGTAAGTTCGGATTATAAACATTATTATTATACATTTTAATTTCCCAGTTTTTAGCAAATTTTCATTTAGGAGTTATGTCTTTTTTTGATATTTCTAATGGATTCATTTTTTCAATCATCTTTAAAATAGAATCTAATGATAACTTATCTGTAAAAACTAATGTAATATCATCCCCATATTTTCAATCCCAATACGAATACAAAAACTTGTAATTCTTATACTTCACTCAATTAAGATCACAAAACCTTTTCGCTTTTTCTATCTTATCTCGTAAAACTATAAACGCCCAATTCATCTTAACAGGAGTATTAAACAAATCTTCCTTATTCTTTACACTATTAGTATAAGCAGTTTTTAAATCATAGTAAACCTTCTCTTCTCATGCTTCTTCTTTTATAAAATCATAATTCTCTAACATTTCAACATTTCATTCATGCCCTGATGGAACAACTTTACTTCAAATACTTTCAAAATACTTTCAAACTATAAACTCTCATTTGTATCAATGAATTTTTGAATACATATTCGCTTCTTTAACACCTTCTCCTATTTTTCAAGAGTTATACATCATTCTTGTCTTTTTTAAACATTGTGAAGCAACATCATCAATCTCTTTTCTGTTTCATTCACTAAACGAACAAGTATAGATAGAAAAGAAATTCCATTCTGTTTTTACCTCCTGTATTTTATTATATTCTTCCATAAGTATTTTTAAGTATTACAATTTTATTTTTTTTTATCTGTTTTTTACTTTTATTTTTTTTTACCTTATTCAATGTAAACTGCTTTTTTTGTATAACGAACTTTTTTGATTATTTTTTCATCTTTTAATTTCTGTAAAAATTTTCTTAATCAACTTAAACTCTTAACACCTAAATCCCCCATCGCTTTTTCTATATTTAACGAACAACCTCAAAACTCTGATATTTTTGACTGAATTGAAATAGCAAGATAAAATGAAGTTGGCTTTTTTGCCACTTGAAGTGTCAAAGCATTAATCCAAAGTTTCTTTGATGGTCTAAAATTACTTTTAATATTATACAAAGTCGCTTTTCATTTTTCCATTGATATTGAAAACTCAAGCAATCTATTATATTTCTCAAATTTTCTTCAACTATCTTCATTTACTTCTACTGACATTATATTTAAATTACTTATCAAGAGTAAATCACTTCTTAAATCTTTTTTGTTCTTATCTGAACAAGATAACCCCATAGTATTTAAAAGTTGTCCCTCTTCAAGAAGAACACCTCACTTTTGATTGAAATCTAAACGACTATCATATGCTAAAATATTTAATCAAATCATAACTCTTTGTAAACGACCTTTTTGTGAACTGCTTTTTATCAAATTATTATAACTATCTAAAAGAGCAATACCGTCTTCTGAAAACCCCAATTCCTTTTTCTTTTCAACCTGAAACTCATTATTCTGCAAATTAACCTCAAACATTGTTGAATATATCGGTTTTAATTCCAAATTCTTATTAAACGAAATCCCAAAAGTCTGCTTCAACCATCCAAAGACCTTACCCATATTTTCTTCCTTAACTCATTTTAATAAAACTCTAATAAAATACCCATAAACTCAATCTCTTCTTTTATTTTTACTAAAATCATACAAATTTCATTTCCGTAACCTTAAAGAAGTATCATTATCAACTATCCCTGCAACCTCGTTTATTTCTATTCTATGATTGAACATCGTTTTAGGTGCACTATTAACTCTCTTTGCAAAATCTTCAAACCTTATCTCATTAAACATTCTTACATTCCTTTCCTTTTTTAATATTTTATTTTTATAAACATCTTCCCTCTTCTTATCAAATAAAACACTAAAATCTTTTTCCCATATTTTTTCATCTTCTCATATTTTTTCACTAAACATCCTTTCCAAATCCCCAATCTCAACCTCAACTTCACTTTTGTAAATCTCTTGTATCATAAACCTTCTATCATCTTTAAAATCCAAAAATCAAGGTTGCTTCAAAATACCAGTAACACTTCTCATATTTAAATCTCACTTCATCTTCTCATTAATATAATCATAAACTCTCTTATACTGATCCACATCCCAATAATACAATCACTGCTCCAACTTGTTAACCAAATGAAACCCTTTAAATGTTTTATTAATAACTGTCGGAACAAACCCCATATACTTTAAACTATCTTCTAAAAGAGTTTCTAATGTAACACTATCATCTCATAAACAATCAACATCAATTCAAAGATTACAAAATCAAACTAAATCTGACTCACTTCTTTTACTATCAAAATCATTTAAGATAAAATAGATATTCCTATTTTCCTTTTGCTCCTCTCTTAATGTTTCTTTCAAATCTAAAAACTTTCAATTATCATACTTCAACAATGAAACATATCTAAACTGACTACTGATCATATCCATTGACACGAAACTTGTTCTGCTTTTTAATATCATCTTTTAATAATTAAATTATCTTGACTAATACAATTTTATTTTTTTTTATCTGTTTTTATTTTTTTACAAAATAACATTTAAAAGTTATCTCAAAACACCCAATATTTTACCAATACCTTTCATTTTGCCCTTAAACAAGCACTATTCCCCTACCCTCTATTAAACGGGAACAATAGCCTCTAACCCTCTATTAAACGGGAAAACACAATGTTAACTATTTACCTACTACATACTGAAACTTTAAGATTGAATTTAGATTAATACAGTATTATATATTTTAGTTATATTATTCTATGTTCCAAAAACAACAATTTAGATTTACAATGTTTAACTCATTCTCTTTAATTTTAAAAACATTCAATAACACAATACCCAATTTAAAATTACCTTTACTATTAAAAGTTTTCTTATAATGTTTACAGAGGATGGAATAACTGCCTAAATTTGAGTTCTAACTTCTTTTTACATAAACTTATACCAAATCAATTATAACTCTTCTTAAATCAAATGTAATTAGGTTCAAAAAAAGAGCATTTTTTAATTACTCTTCTTCTGATTGTTAATGAAATAATAAAAAAAAACTAAACAACTAAAATTGATAGATATATGAAAACAACTCAACATACATCTCTTTTCTTTCCTCATCTCTTATCTTCTGAATATCTTTTATATTAAATTGACTTAATAAAAAGGCTCATAACTCATAATAATAACCTCTTCAATGATCCTTCTTAAAAAACATCTCTTCAAGATCTAAATCAAGATCATCTGTCTTCTCATAATAAAATTCTCTAATTAAAACACTTGTCTGCAATAAGTATGAATCCATTGTCTCGTTTTCTCTCATCATTAATAATTCCTTTTTTAAAATACTCTTCATTAATCCTTCCATTTTAAAATTCATCTCTTTTTTGTTTTTTTGGATAAAATGAATATACTCATGCACAATTGTTTCTTCTCTATCATCTTCATCTAAACTAAAATTTCCTGCATACAAATTAATATTATTATTAATCCCATTAAAATTTCCTGCTGAACTATGAATATAACTTCCTTTCTTATTTCATAACCACACAAACCTCTTTCTATTTTCAAAAATATCTAATCTATTATCAATTTCTCAAAACTTTACTAATTCTTCTTTAACTCCTTTTTCTCTTAAAAGCACCATTACCTCATTTTTTATCTCTTCTCTCTTGTAAAAAATTGGCAAGTATCAATCCGTTATTATTAGAATTAATCCTATTGTTAAAAAATAACAAATCATTTCAAGTGGTCTCATAGTCTTTTAAAATTAAGTTATAAAAATATATTACAATTTTATTTTTTTTCTTGGGTTTTTTTTACTTTTACAAAAGATTGATAATAAAAAAGATTCCCATCTGCTTATTTTGCTTTTGGAAACCTCTTTTATTATTAAATTAAACCTGTATTATTTTCTTTTTTCTTTCTTTTTATCTCCTTTCTCCAACCATTCTGTCATATAACTTACTCCTTGCATATTAATTAATCTATCCTTGTATTCGTCCCTTGTGATTTTTCCACTAATATATTCTTTTTCATCTTGATCCGTTGCATTATTATTACTTATGATTTTTTTCTCGTTCTCTATAATTGTTTTCATTGCCTCTTGTATTCTGTTTCCTATAGTATCCATTGTCTTATCTTCTATTATTTCTTTTTCTAAAATACTTTTTAAACCTTTTATTTTCTTTTTTAGTTCCACATTCTCATTTTCTATTATGAAAACTGGATTATAATTACATTGTCTTTTATTCATACTTTTAAAATTAAATTATTGTAAAATGTGTTCTGTTATAAAACTGTTATGTTTATTTTTTAGTATCGTTGTATATAAGTACTATAATTGTTACAAATCATACTAAAAAATTAAGCCCTGATAAGATTGTAATGATGTTTTCCATGTTGTTGTGAATTAAATAATAGGAAAAGTTTCGTTCTCGTTCTTTTTACAAATTGCTGAAGTGATTTTATAGGTGTGCGTTCCTTTTTTAAATATCCATGCGTCTTTGTATTATTATAATTTTATTTTTTTTTATCTGTTTTTATTTTTTTTACAAATAGGATTTTTACTCGTTTTTATCTCTTAATTAACGGCTTTTTCTTATAGGTAGTACAATTACCTTTTAATGGTCTATTCCTCGCATTAACATTTTATCATATTAATATTTTTAAATTAAAGAAGAAAACTCTTAAAAAATCTGCTTTTTACTTGTTTTTTTAAAATAGATGTCTACCCTTCAGAAAGAAAAAATCCCACGCAATTTTTCTCGTCTGACCCTTAGGGATCTGAGGTGAGCAGTATATATAAAAAGAGATAAGGAGGTGTTTTATTGAACAAATTTTTTATACAGTAAGGGAGAAAAAAAAGGAAAGAAAGAAAAAAAAGAAAGGAAGAAAGTGAAATAGAGTGTAGAAAAGCAAGATTGCTTGTTTTAGGGAATAATTGATATATGAGCCCTTATAGAAAAGAAAGGAAAAGAAGAGTAAAAAAGAGATGTTTTTATTGAACAAATTTTTTATACAGTAAAGAAGAAAAATGAATTTCTTTTATTGAATAAAATTTTTATACAGTGAAGATTTCTTATTCTTTTTTAATTATTTTTAAGTTAAGATTAAAGGATCGTCGGTTAAACCTACGAGCCTTTGCCTACGACTCACCTACATGCGTTATTCGGATCGCTCATTTTTTTATATTTTTCAAATTTTTCTAAAAGGAAAGGAAAGGAAAGGAAAGGAAATCTTTTATTCTTTTTCTTCCAGGTCGCCGTCGGTTCGCTATCGCTCCCGACGGCTCCCTCTTTTTTTCTTTTTGTAAATTTTTATAATAACTATCTGTTTTTTTTCTTTTTTCTTTCTTTCTTTTTCTTTTGAAATGCCAACCCCACCCTTCTTTTTCTTTCTTTTTCTCTCTTTTTTCCCCTCTTTTTTTTTCTTTTTTGCCCCTTTCTTCCTAACATTTGACTTTTTAGCGAAATTATTTGACTTTTTAGCGAATTCATAACCTCCCACTTCTTCTTTTTTCTTTTTCTCCTCCTCTTTTCTCTCTCTTTTTCTCTCTTCAATTCTCTTCTTTTCTTTTTCTTTTCTTTCTTCAAGGTCGCCGTCGGTTCGCTGTCGCTCCCACCGACTCCCTCTTCTTTTCTTTTTCTTTCTTTCTCCCTCTATTCTTTTATACTCTTATTCTTTCCTGTGCTATAGCCCCGCCCGTAAGGGCGGGGCTTCTATACTCTGCCATTTCAGGGGGGGACTATTCCGTTTTTACCACAAAAATGAATGGAATTGTATACATACCTAAAAATTCCCCCGAAACAAGCACTAAAAAACACTATCGCACTATATGATTTAAATTTAACTATTAAAAAATAATAAAATAATAAAAAAACTATATTGTTTTTTTAAAAAAGGAGTATAGTGTTATTATAATAATTTAATATTTAAAGTATGTTGAAAATCAAAAAGAGAATATCTGTGAATGACCAATCAAGTATTCAAACACACATTAAGAAAATCGAGGTAGTTGAAGAAAAAGGAGAAGGTTATTTAGATATTAATGAGTTTGAGGAAATTGTAATGATAATTTCAAAATTATTAGACAATGATAACACATCTGAAGAAAACAGAGAAATACTTTGAGAACTTGATATTGCAGATTTAGAAGAGTTATCAATAAAAACAATGGAATTAATAGCAACAACTGAAAAAAAAAAGAAACAATCGAGGACGAAATCTGGAAATACAAAAAATACATAAAAAAAGGAAAATGACAATTATCAAGAGAATTGATTAATTGTATAATAATGCAAGAGATGAAATGGAGTTTAGATGACTTAAAAAATTGTGATGATTTTTATTATCAATTACTAATAGCAAAGATAAGTGCTGATAATGAGATACAAGAAAAAGAAATGAAGAAAATGAAAGAAAGGAAATAAAAGTTCAGTTCCTTTTTAAAAACTAACTTAAAAAAATGAAAAATGAGTAATAAAAAAATGGTTTTATCAATGGAAGTTAAAGATAAAATGTCTAAAACTTTTAAAAATATATCAAAAGATTTCAAAGGATTAACACTAACATCAAAAATGTGATGAAAGAAAATTGGGAATTCTTTTAAAAATATCTCTTCAAGTGCCAAATGACTTACAAAAACAGTGAAAAAAGTATGAAAAACAATGAAAGAAATGGAATGAGTTTCAAAAACAAGTTTAAAATGAGTTAATTCTTCTTTTAAATCTACTTTCGCAGGAATATGAGGTGGAATAGGTAATGCAGGAAAAAAAATAAAAAGTTTCTGAAAATCTTTTAAAAAATCATTAAATAAACTATCAAAATACAGTTCTGCTATTTTAACAGGAATGGTTGTAAGAATGACAGTGAAAATTAATTCTGCTTTTAGAAATCTTAAAATGCAGACTTGAATTGTTTGATGAGAGTTTGAGAAACTAAAAAAACAAATAATTTGAACATTTTCTTCTTGATTTTGAGATACATTAGACCAAACAGCATCTGCTTATAGTATTTTAAAAAGAGAAATGGAATTAACTTGAGAGGAATTAGAAAAAACTGCAAAATGAGGTTTATTAATATCGTCTGTATTTGGGAAAGATATAAACGAATCTTTAAGAGCGACAACTTCTTTAATGAAAAATTACTGAATTACAGGATCGGAAGCAAACGACGCCTTATTTAAATCACTTCAAGTTTCAGGTGATCAGTATGATGATATTCTTGACACAGTAAACGAATATTCTTTAGGTTTATCACAAGCAGGTTTATGATACAAAGATTTTATGAACACAATTTTAACTGCTTCAAAGTGATGACTTAGAAATACAGATGAAATGGGGGATTTGTTAAGAGAATGAGCGATTAGATTCGCTGACGAAAGCAAAAGGACAAAACAAGCATTCCGTTCATTATGATTATCTTATCAAAGAGATTACCTTGACAAGATAAAAAGATGAGAAACAACTGCAAGTATAATGAAAGAGGTTTGAATACAAATATTAAAAGTTAAAGATAAAACAAAATGATTATGACTAATGGTTGATTTGTATTGAACAAAATCTGAAGATAATTGAAAAAAGGCATTAAAAGCATTTACTGAATCAAATGACTACCTAAAATGAATGACTTGAATTGTTGATGAAACTTGAAAAGTTATAGAATGAAGTTTAGTTTCTGCATGGAAAAATTTGCAAATTTCTTTGTATGAAGTCGCACAAGTCTTTTCACCTTTACTAAACAAATTTTCTACCTTCCTAAAAGAAAACAAGAAATTATCAAAAACAATTATTTTAATTTGAGGTTGACTTCTTGCATTATTACCAATTATAACCATGGTTATAAGTTCTATTGCTTGAATTACAACAATTGTTTCTTGAATCTGATTATCAACAGTTTCTTTAACCTTGGCTTCTTTTTTACCTATAATTGGTTGGATCGCAGTTTGAATTGGTGCAATCGTATTAGTATGTAAAAACTGGGGAACAATTCTAAAAACTTTTAAATGACTATTTAATTGAATT